AATCTGAGCTAGATTGATTTATGTTAACATAGAACGAGCCAGGTCAGCGTCAAAAATTACAGTTGAAACACTTCTTCCCGACCAGCCAGATCCATAAGTTAAGACAACATGCCAACCACATGCCTTAAAATTACCAAATCTCCTATCATATACCCTACAAACTACACGAGAATTAAGTAATTGTTCGCCCGAACGTGCAAAGTTTATGTTAACATAAACAAGATACGTTCTGATTTGGTCAAATGTGGGATGTTTTGCTTGTGACATCTTAATCAACAGTGTCTAGATATTGCTTTAACATTCCTTTAATGTAATCCGGAACATCGGACCTCATTCTTAATTCCATCATTATTCTATGACTATGAATATCAGAATAAGTATATTGCTCTTTGTTAGCAAGAAATCTTCTCACCGCTTTGCAAACTATTCTTGATTGATTTGGTTTGTTTCTCAATTTTTGTGCCAGATCGTAATCAATACTAAAAGTTCTATTGATTTTCATTTTATCCACCCCAAATTATCACACTTTGCATAATTATCAATTTGCCAAAGTAAGTTATCTATGGCTTTTGTTAATTCATAGACTGCACATTTAGCAATTCTTTCGTTAACATTTCCATATTCAGGGATTTTACCCCTATATTGCATCAATTTATCTGCTATTTTTTCGTGATGGATTGCGTCCATAATATGCCGATTGGCTGGTTACTTATGTATGTAACTCAGAAAATGGGCTTGAAAGTATAGATTCGAGGGGCTACGCCCTAGAATTGCCTATACGACAGTATAGATGTTCAAGGACAGTGCTAAAGTAATACTATAAACTTCCTCCTATCATCATAGGGTATGGTTAAGAAAAGTGATTCCTTTTTCATCAGACAGACTTTGAACGCAGACAATAACAACACCTATCAACAAATTCCCCTTGATTTGGGTGCTTATGTTGACGCTCTAGGAAAGTCAGTTCTTAGAATTCACAATATAGCCGTATCTTTCACCGATCCTGCTGGAAAGGCACTAGAAATCGCAGCAACTTCTGCCGCTGCCGCTCAATTTCAACTATTAACTCAAGGCCAAACTGACATCGTTCTAAGTAGCAACAGGTCCGTAATCTCATCCGGCAAACTATACGGCTGGAACGCTGATGGTGTAGCATCATACCCTCAAGTAAGCCACGATACAGATGTTCTACCGCAGATGTGGACTAACGGCTACTTGGTTGCTGTTGACGCAATCTATCTTGGCGGTCAAGCATCTTCTAACTGGACAACTGATGTCTACATGAGCATTACTCTCGAATGTACCGTTGAAACTATGTCTGAAGCATCCGCAATGGCTCTAGCATTATCTCAGCAAGGCGCATGAGGTGGTTAGTATAGCCCGAGACATGATGCTGACTGTTGAAGAGTATATGGCTCTTAGACGGATCATAGATTCTGAGCGAGAATCTGAAGGTGCCAGTATTGTTGATCGTACTGTTGATTCAACTGATCGTAAAACAAAACGCAAGGCATCTGCATACTCTCGTAAATACAAAGCAGCCTTCAAAAAGACAGCACCTAGATACAAACTCAAATCGGGTAAGTGGAAAAAAGGCGGATTCAAAGCGGCAGTGAAGGCAGCACATAAGGCGGTGAAGAAATGAGGCGAACTGGTAGAAGGCTAACACTGTCAAATGATATTAAAAATATTATTCCAGCCAACCAAACCATCTCCAATTTAGATTATAGATTAACTACTATATTTCAGGACGATCGTGAAAATTATGGTTGGAAAATTGTAGATATTAAACAAATGAGTCCTATTAGTTTGACCTACAAAGATGCCGGCACATGGGCGTTAATGTCTGTTAGGCCTGAATCCTTTGAAAGCAACTTAGTTTTTGGCGTGTGGGGTGCTAATGAACAGCCATGGGACAACTCATTGATTGGAACCTATGACTTTAGAGTCTCAGATCCATATTCGTTAAGGACCGAACATGTCGCAACCAATCATCTAAGTTTGTTTTATAATGATGGTTACATTCCCTTTTACAACATTACATTGGAAGAATACGAAATCACCTCTCGTGAGGAGATCATGTTTAAGATTAAAGAAACAAGTCAAAGTTTGGATATGATAGAATGATGGGCGATACCGAAAAACTTCTTCAAGAAATCATCAAGATTCTTAGAAGGTTGGAAAAGAAGTGGAAGCAATAGCCCCCATTGACAAAGAACAGAACGAGAGAATCGTTTGGTGTGAAAGATTACTTTACCTTATTGTAGTTCTTCAATTTCCTCAACTTGCATCTTTAATCTGAGCTAGATTGATTTATGTTAACATAGAACGAGCCAGGTCAGCGTCAAAAATTACAGTTGAAACACTTCTTCCCGACCAGCCAGATCCATAAGTTAAGACAACATGCCAACCACATGC